CTTGCTGACGCCACACAATGTCGAAAACCAACAACACCACCAAAACCGTAACCGATGAGGCCAGTGTTGAGGAAGTCGAGGCTGGAAATGAAGCGGAAGCACTCCAAGAGGATGTCGCTCCGCCGATTGTTACAGCCAGCATTTCAACCCAGACTACCATTATCAAGGGAGTCGTGGGGGCGGTGACCAGCATCAATGGTGATGAGGTCCAGATTCCTAAGGGGATTAAGGACCACTCCCTTGGTGTTGCAAGGAAAGTTGTAAAGGAGATCAAACTGGAGAAGTTGGCAAAGGCGAAAGCTGATGCTGACAAGCTCCGCAAAGAGCTTGGCCTATGGGCCACGCTGTTTGACGCTCGATCACCTTTAGTCGGCTGCGCGGTTGCATGTGTCGTCCTCCAAGGACTTCAGTGTTGGCTCGCTAGTGGAATCACTGTGAACCTTGATGTAGAAACATACCCATACATCATCGCTTCACTGTTTAACACTGGCAAGCAAATGTCGCAAGCCCTCCTAGTAGGAATGGCTGTGATGGCGGTAGTCGCAGGGATCGTGTTTGCACAGATCCTATGTGTTGTATACTCACTCAAGTACGTGAAAACGTGTGTGAAATACATTGTGATGTACCCTCTCTTGTACTGCGTGTACTACCCATGTCTTAAACTGATGCATTGGATGCGTCTGTTGGCATATGGTATTCCGCTTGTCCCTGTGTGGATTTTAGAATCCATGGGATACGAGATTGAGACTATGTCACGAGCTACCCCACTTGCAGGCTGTTGCTTCCTTCTGTACTTATCAACGTCAAACGTGTGCGACCACACCCTAGGGCCAGTTAATGTCTCGTGGATTGTGGGTCTCGCTGGTTTGATGGGGATGAGCACGGAAGCATTGGACCTACTTGGTGGCTTTTGGCACTCTGAACCTGAAACGTCAGCGGTGAAAGTAGAAGGTAGTGGCAACGAGGGTTTCCATGTTGCCTACCGTGCTACTTACGTAAGACAACAACGGACTTGTCAAGAGAAGAAAAAGTTCTTTAAGGACCTGTATTACAAGGAGCAGGCTCTGATCAAGGAAGCCGAGGAAACTCAGGCGCGACTTGAAAGGGAACTGAACATCCATAACCTGGATCTTCTAGATGAAGACGATTTCCGTATTGCTCATGATTCCGATGACGAAGACGATGAACAGTTTACTAGAGAATGCCAAGACGAATTCGACCGGTTGTTCGGCGATGAACGTCGCCACGACAACCCAGACCACGGCTGTGGTACGGCCTCTGCTGACACGCAGCGGTGGGCTAAAGCCGAGTTTGTCATGGGAGTTCGGGCATCAGTGATGGTGAATCGGAACAACCGCCGCAAGGGTAATGAAGCTGAAGCTGAAGACCCTGAAGGCAATGATACCACCCCAAAGCCTGTTGAATTTACAAGTGAAGACCGCGAGGTAGTCATGCGTATGTACCGGGCCGTTAGTATCATTTGTGTTAGGTTTCCCCGTCTTGTGAAGAACGCCAGATCACTTGGCGAAGCTCGTCGCATGCTAGTAGGCAAGCCACTCTCAATCAAGGGGGTGCCTGTCCTGCTAGGTGATGTGAAGTCCTTCGTGATTGCCGGATGTTTGCTTGAATTGGCAGACGGAAAGAGTAACACCAACGTGTTGCTTAAGGCAAAACAGTTGATCTCAGGAGCATCTAAGGACGCGTCACGCTTCCTTAAAGCTGCCGATGATTTGCGTACTGAACGAGGCAAAGATCACCTGTTGTCCATCCCAGTGCAACCAGAAAATGAAAGCAAGATGACGGCCCCAAGTAAGGCCCCTCTAACTGATGCGCCTAACAGCGAACAGCCAACGAGTAAGCCCAAACCCAAGCCGTCACCGAAGCCTAAGACTGCCCCAGTTCCCAAGGCCAAGCCAAGCCCTAAACAGGGCCCAGTTCCGAAGCCCCCTGCTTCCGCCAAGCCAGCTCCAAAGCCGGCACCTTCTTCCAAGCCGACAGTGCCTGTCGCACAGCCACCCGCGGTGTCTCCTCCAAAGCCTCTGAGCTCTGGGGTAGAGAACTCCTCGGGAGCTGATTGTGACGCTACTGCCACCAAGAAGAAGACGAGGCGAAAGAAGAAGCCCAAGAAGATGGGCACTGGAACAGAAGCGTGCTTGAGCAAGGCCCCAGCTGGAATCAGTGGTCGCAACATGACAATGGCGTTCACCAAGCCTGATGGCACGGTGTACCTGTGTCGTGGTGTGGTTACAGGCCGGACTAAGGCTGCCACCATTTTCACTTGCGTGCGCCATTTCGACGATGCCAGTACGGAATTTCCGTACAATGCGCTCACCGTCACCGTTGACGGCGGCAAATCCCATGCTGTCGCTGAGGTGAAGGTATTCGAAGGTGTCTTCGTCCAAGTCAAGCTCGACCATGTTGAGCCTAGTTGGACAGAAATTTCCTGCGGACGTCCCAGTGGCGACCTCGTTGGATGTGTAGTTTCTGTCCAGATTGACGAGATGAAGAACCAAGGCCACGTGAAAGCAGTCGAAGAGCGCTTGGTTGATGGCAAATCGGTGTCCGCGATTTTACACACGGCTAGCGTAGTGGACCGCAACAAGAAAGGTCCAGGTACGTCTGGTAGCTTGATTACCGTTGCTGACCGTGTCTCCTGTCTGGATGCCATCTGTGGACTCCATGACGGGTTTGAAACGTACAACGGACAGTTAGTGAACCGGATCTACGCTCTCCCAGCTCAGATTGCGAGTTTTCGCCAGCTGCCGTCGGCTACTACCCGCCAATAGGCGGCGGCGGCAGCTTACGTAGGTCTTATACAGGATACAACGATGAAGGCGAAAGAGCTGTGTACGTGAACACCTTAACGGAAGTACACGACAAATTCGGCAATGTCAAGCTACCATCAGTCCCCCATGTGGACGAGACCTACCCGGTCTCACATCTAATCACGAAAGGCACTCTTAAGGAGACCAAGACTGAAGCGATGAAGTTCACTGGTGGTTCCGTCACACACCCAAATCTAAAAGCGTGGATCACCCGCATTATGGACGAGGTGTGTGATGCGAATCTTACTCCAGAGTCGTGCCCTCACGTGAAAACGTTTGAGGAATGCATGGCTATGAAGAACGAGACTGCATCACCAGGCGAGCCATACCGACAGCGTTATGCCAAGTTCCAAGACATGGTGGCTGACCTCTCCTATGATGATCTTCACGATCATTTCCTAGAGATGGAGGACGCCATTTTGAATGATGAAACTGACATTTCCACTCTGTGCGCTTTCCTAGTGTTTAGCAAGACCGACAAGTACAACGTCAAGAAGCTCATTACAAAGAGATTCCGGACTATTCAAGGAGGCAATGCCTTCCTGCTATACATGACTGATAAATATCTATCATGGGCGGGAAAAGCTGTTTCTTTGCATCCCAGTGTGCTCACTTCTTTCCAGCTACCTGATTATCCGTCTCGTGTGCTGAAGCAGTGTGGTACAGACTGGTATCTTAGTGTGGACTTCTCTGGATTTGACCGCTCTCAGGCCAGAAACATGGTCGCGGAGATAGTGCGTCAGGCATGTGAGAAGAGTGAGCTCAATGAAGATCTCACTGACTTCTTCGTCACGACAATCTCCGAAGGCATGTTGGTGATGCCAGATGGTGAAGTGCTCCTTAGATGGGGCGGCAATCCATCTGGTCAAGGCTTGACGACGTTTGTGAACTGCATAGTCCACCTTGTTCTACTCCATGCATTTGATGAATGGGCGTTGGAAACACATGAAGTGGTTGTCGAGAACAGCCCTTCTGTGTGTGGTGATGACGGCATGTACGGTTTCCCAACCAAGGCCAAGGCTGAGTTTACGCTAAAGTACTTGCCTTCGTTTGCCGAGAATGTGTTTGGTATTAAAACGGGATTCGAAAGCACCCTCGCAGGAGGTGAAGTCTTCGAGTTCCCTGAGATTCCAATATTCTTAGGCAGAATGATCGCAGAGACTCGCAGCAACAAGCTCATGGCTGTGTTGGTCGATTTACCGCGTGTGTTGGCCACCATCTACAACGCCAAATGGAACAACCATGCTGAGAAGCAAGAGAAATTCATGGGAATTTATGTTGCACTCGCAGGATGGCGCATACTTCTTGAAGACGCTAAGCGTACAGGAGAAGAGAGCATCATCCCCTTGCCAGTGCACAGATTCTTCAAGGATGCTCACTTGGTTCTTGACAACCCACCAACATACCAACAATGTGTAGGGTGGGCAAATGGTTACCACATTTGCGAGTAGAGTCGGAGCGGTGCTCCGGGGTAGGAGGAGGAGTAATAACACACATTATTGCTTTGCCACACCAACTGCGAGAACGAAATGAAAAACGCAAACCACCAGAAATCCAACAAATGGACTCAACAAGCAGAGAAGGATCTAGCGCGGGACGTCACGACCCACAGGTCGAAGATTGCCCATGGTGCGCAGGAAGCGGCCTACTTGTACGGGTTCGCCGACCCGTCGAGAGCGTCGAGGGGCCCAATGAGATCAGAACATCCGACAACGATAGCGACTTTTACGTCGTCGGACACGATCACGTTAGTAGCCCCCACAGCGACTCCGGGCGTGTGGAACCACCCAAGCAGTGTCTTGCAACCCAAGACGCTTACAGGCATTCCTGGTGCGGCCACAGGATCCATCAACATCGCGGTTGGCCCAACGGCCTTCTGCGACAAGAGAGCAGGAACAAAGGGAACTGATTTTCAGCCCGGTTTCGTCTTCAGTCCTGATGCTCCAATGAACACTCAAGCCTTCGTGGCGGTAACAGGTAGAACAGCGCTTATGCCCTTCGGGTCATATACGGCGCCGTTCCCTTGCCCTATCACTGAAGGCCCAAATGATGTCATTGAAATCTTGCTGGACGGCGAGACCATGTTGTCTCACAGAGTCCTTGGAGTCAGGGCCACGTTGACTGTCAACTCGTCTCTTCTTGAGTCGTATGGACAGATCTACGTACTTGACAATGGTTCATATTTTCCAGATGCTCCAGCCCAAAACATACTAAGGACCACTAGCACGAATGAGTCTTTTCCCACCTATGAGGATGCAGCCTTGTATACCTCATCGATGGGACATGGACAACATTCAGCTCGCACGATCAATGCGGGTGCGTTCAAGTACGGGAAAACCTACGAGAGTGGGTTTGTTCCCACCAATGACAACATTCTGGACTACCGTACGCGGTTTTCTACGAATGCTGTTGCTACCGCTTCTGGTAGCTGCTCCAAGCTCGCCCAACCATTCTTGAATGGGCCCTATGCAATCTTTTGCTTAGAGGGTGTGCCTGCTGACGCAGTCATCACAATAAGTAGCACGGTAGCTTTCGAGATACCAGTTCCGCTTGACTCTCCCATAGGATGGGCTCTAGCTAGCGCCCGACTTGCGATGAATTACGCGGTGGACTGGTCTCTCTTAGGTATGATGCCGAGTGGTGGTGAACCTGGGTCTATGGTCTTATCTCTTGTGCACAGTCCAGCTGGACAGCTGGGCTATGGAATTGCTGTAGATGAGTTTAACGAGCCCCCGTTCCAGAGAAGTGTGGCTACAGGCCTTACTATGGTCTCAGCCACAGATGTAGTTAAGTCCGCTGGGTTGTCAGATTCTGGCGACATACAGCAGGACTTACAAGATGCTGCAAACCCAACCCAAACCAACGTCGCACGACTGAAGGGTTGGATGGCCGATACTGCTACAAAAGCAGTTCGGTTGGGATTGCCTCATCTGACCACAGCTCTGAAAACGGGTGCTCGCTTATACTTCGGTGAGAACGCCGGCGCCAACATGGCCTCCTTTCTTGGTCACCATGCAGTGCAGGCGCTCACTGGAGCTAAAGCGAAAACTCAACCAGCTCCTAAACCTCTTTTGATAGAGGTGGCTCCAAAGCCCAAAGGAGGACGGAAGAAAAGAAAGCAGAAATGAACTGCGGTTCCTGTACGACTTAGCCGTGCCTCTCAAAGGCATGAGCATCTCGTGCAGGGACCTAAAGAAACGTTCGTCTCAGTCGCAGTACCCACCAGCCTTGGTGGTGAACTCGGCTACGGGTACGCTCGTGAACAGCCCACCATGCTTTCTTACATTCCTTTTATAAAGTACGACAAAGGCTCCCATTACCGGAAGTCTGCGGAGTACTAAAGTTTTTCATGTGTCGTCTCCCCCACCCAGTAGTGTTATTTGAGTAATAATTTTAATTGTTGCTGTTCCAAATGTTTGAGAATCTTATCCGTAGTGGTGCTCTCAATCAGTCGCCCCTCCCCCTAAGCACGTTCGGTCTCACAATCGAACGCGTTATGGAGGAGTTGCGAAACCCCACCGCCGTGAGGAACGATTCCTCGGTTCTAGAGTGGCACAAACCATTCGATGAACCATGTACAGTACGAGTGTTGTGTCTACAAGACCGGCTATTGGTGCTCATCGCCAGCGAAGGCTGCGATGGCTTCATGCCGGACTGGACGAGCTCTACTGCTACACAGCAGGACCTCCAACGGTATAGTGTCAGGGATCTCTTTGACATATTGCTGTTGGACGGTGTTTCGATGTGTTGGTTGTGACTGCCTAATCACAACCACACCCACGCGGCCTTTAAGGTTTGGACCGAAGTGTGTGTTTCCCCCTTCTTCCCCTCCGTGTTTGCCATTGGAACCTTCCCATAAGAAGTTCAAACTGAAAAACCATAAAAACAAATTCATGCGCTCCTTTCCCCCTTTCTACGAGTGAGACATGCGGTGATTCCTCAAAGCTCACGCTGAAAACGGAAACCTGTATGTCTTCCTCTTGGAGAGTAGTGGTATGACGCCCTCAAAGCTGCAAAGCTGAAAACGGGCTCTATCGCTGCCCTCCTCGGGAGAGTCTGTGCCACAGTCTCCAAAGTGATAGGAATACCGAAAACCAAGGTAATCCCATAACTGAAAACAGACGTGATGCGGACTCTCTCACTTCTACAACCACTAAAATTAAGCCGATTAGTGGCATCAGGCAGGCCAGTCGTCCCGTG